CATAAGGAATACTTTCTTGTTTCTTTATTGCCTGAGGCAATAGCGGTGTGCCAAACATCTCAAAGCCTACCTGGTTAGGTAGCATTCTCATTCTTATAGGCTCATCTAATGGCGTGACCATACCTCCTGTTGAGGTCTCTTTCTCCTTATAGTTATGGATGTGCGTATACATCCAATGGTCGCTATGGTGCAGGTATCTATGAATACACCATACAGAATCTGAGCGGTTGCCCCACTTAGCCCCTCCCTCAACATCGCCAATGCGTGGCGGTTGAGTGAGTCCAGCATACTCATGTGTACCTGAGTGTTTGTTTCTTAAAGCATTGGTGACTGCATGAGTATTCAACCATAGAGATACATCTTGTTGTTTGCACCATGTGCGGAAAGCTGAGGCTACCTCATAGTCATATTCGTGACCTCCTAATTGCTTAAACATTTCTCTATCCTTAGCAAGAGAGTTGTAAGGGTCAACAAGGAAACCATCTATACCCTCTTCTTTATGTATGTCTGTTGCCTCCTCAAGTAATTGATTAAAGGTACATATCTGTTTGTCTGCATCTAAAATTATAAAGAACTGCATCATAAAGTTCATAGCCTTTTGCATCTCATCCTCTTCTATTCTTGTAATTGATTTACCTAAATAGAATTGTATGATTTTTATACCTATGCTTTCAGGTGAATTTTCTGAACTATATATGAGCCACTTAATCTGATTCTTGACACTTTGCATAACCATCAAGAAAACGATTGTTGTAGTCTTACCTACATTATTATGTCCTATAATGACATTGAAGTTACCCCTCTTAAATTTGAGGTACTTGTCAATCTCGGAGTGACCAAAGTCAAGACCCATTTGTATTTTACCATATCGGTATTTGTCAATTTGACCCTGTAGGTCTGCATAGCTTATTTTTGGCATAAGTAAAAAAAGGAGGGCATAAGCCCCCCCTTAGTTTTAGTTAGTGATTATTAAAATGGCAGGTCATCTCCTGCACCGACCTCAGCAACTTTCTCAGTCACTTTTACTTTCTCCTTATCAGAGAAATGGTCTACAGGTTGTGATGACTTACCAAGTACCCAATCACTAAAGGTTATCGCATTCTTAATAACCTCAGCAGGTGTACCCCCCAACTCAGCAGATGCCTTGAGAGCAGTCTGCCTTACAATCAACTCATCCTTTGAGGTTGAGGTGATTGGTGCAGAACCTCTGCTTACACTTGGTTGAGATACCTGCCCATCATAGTCAGGGTTAGCTGGTTTGATTTTAAACCATGTCTTACCTGTCTTACTTTGTTTAGCCTCATCAGTATAGTAAGCCTCTTGACCTACTACAAACTTGTCTTGATCTTCAGACTTACTTGTGTAAAGTCCTGAATCTCCGTTGCTAAAACGGATTCCATAGGTGTACATCATTCCGTACTGACCCTCTCTTGGTTCGCCTACAGGCTTTACCTCATTTACCATTGCTTTTTTCATAGCACTCTTTTTTATTGATTATTAAATTGATTACGAATATAATGGTTTTAGTCTTTCGGCAATTGCAGAAACTACATTAGTAGTGACTGCATTGCCTAAGGTTTTATATCTGTGGGTTTTACTTACCTCCTTAGTTAGACCGTCATAAATGCCGTATTTAGTATGGTCATCAGGAAACCCTTGTAGCCTTTCACATTCTATAGGTGTTAGTCTACGGATGCGGTAAGATTCATCTCTTACACCATTAGACTCAGACCTGCGAATAGTAAAAGCATCCTGCCCAGCTTTGCCAATGGTTGTGCCTCCCTGAACGGCAAAAGTCTTTTTGCCTTGACCTATCTGTACAGGTTGCACTACTGCCTGTTCACATAAGGTGTCAAGTGTTTGCGCTTGTTGCTTACCCACTCGCCCCCTCCTTGTACTGCTATTGATATTTTGCAAATTTATGCTATCGCCAGGTTTAGCTATGTCATAACCTGTAGCAGTAGCACTTTTAACTCTTATTTCTTGTGCAGGGAGTTCACATTCACCAATGTACGAGCCGTTTGCTGAGGCGGCATCGTATCTTGCAAGAATGGTATTTGTTCTGAGTTCAGGTCTCTGTAACTTAGTATTCTTTCTTGAGTCTTGACCGATAGGAAATACTCCTCTGAAATCTCCTGCGGACTCTGCAAGATGTCCGACAAGGTAGATTCTCTGTCTGTTTTGGGGTAAAAATTGCGTTGTATTACACAATTGCCATTCAAGTCTATAGCCCCCAATGTCAACAAAGGACTTGAGGATTGCCGCAAAATCTGCCCCATCATTTGAGGAGAAAGTGCCTTTAACATTTTCCCAAATAAAAACTCTTGGTCTGCATTCTCCGATAAGCCGTATTGCTTCAGAGATAAGAACGCTTCTGTCTCCTGTGAGACCCCTGCGGTTTCCAGCCTGACTAAAGTCTTGGCAAGGACTTCCAAAAGTGATGAGGTCAATTCTTGGGAGGTCTGCCCCCCGAACATCTCTAACTGAGCCGACATAGGTACTATTTTTAAATTGATGTTTGTAGACTGCAATGGCATGAGCATCTATCTCTGAGAAATATGAGTTGACCTCATACCCTGCATTTGTGAATCCAAGATGGAATCCACCAATGCCACTAAACAAGTCAAGTTGATTTATCTTCATCTAAAAGCTGGGCATTGATTAGTTTAATTGTAACCTCACAACGATTTTTCTCAATAGATTTGTCATGCGTGATACAAAGTTTGTGATAGTATTTAGGGCTATCATCAGTAACCCATCCGTTACTAACGAGAGTATCAGCAACAAACTTTGAAACAAGTACAAAATTGTCCACATCGGCACGAGCATTGTACCTAATAGAGATAGTAAAATTCTCTGCCCAATAGTGGTCATAACAAGCCAATTCTTTTTCAACAATTCCTTTGTATTCATCTTTGATCTTTTTTCTAAATGTCCAATGTTTACCTGCATACAGACTATTCAATGAGATAGTCTTAGGCAGGTCAAGAGTTATTATCTGTTCGCTCAAGGTCATAACCTATGTATTCAAGTTCTTTGTTAATGTGGTCAATAGCCTTTAGCAAATCATTTACCATAGGGTTACCTGGTTTCTTACCTGCCCTGAGCAAGTAGGCGATAGCTACACCTATATTGTAGCTATCTCTTGCAAAATCCATACACACATCAAAAGCCTCAATACCCTTGTATTTCCCCCGATAGTACAAGGGAGTATTTGGTACAGACTTGCTCTTCTGCTCTGTTCCTGTCAAAGATTCCGAAATGGAGGTAGAGGTGGTTGTGTAATGTAAGTTGGTCAATTCTGTATCTTTCATAATTGCTAACTTTCCTGACTTCTTTGTGCATCTGCATTTTGTGCGGTTTTAAATGCTTGAAACATAGACATAGTAGAATCACCATCTATGCCTCTGAATAGTTTAAAATCTCTTTTGACAAATTGTTTTAATAAGTCTAACTCTCGTGTGAGGGCATCTATACGAGCCTCACACAAGTCAATGTAATTGTCTTTTACTGACATAGCTATTTTAGTTTAGTGAATAAAAAAAGCCACCCTTTCGGGATGGCTATAAAATTAGGATTATCCTAATTCAATGTTGTAGTAGTGTGCTACTTTTTTTAGTAAAATCTCTGTGTAGTGTTGTTGGTCTCGTGACATTTGCATTGTAGCACCTGAACCCCACAAATAGTTAATAGCATCAATACAATCTTCTTTTGTTACTCTTTTTGACATAGCAATTTTAATTTTTGGTTATGCCCAAATATATACAAAAAAAATTAAATGTGAATAACTGCGTAAAAAAAGAAATACAAAACACTTGCCTAAAGATCATCAGGAGTGCTTTTTACTTTAGTATACTATAGTATTATAGAGTATTATTTATAACCCCTTAAAGGGTTATATAAATAATACTCTTACTCTAAGATACTCTAAGATTACTTTAGATTACCTCTCTTATCTATTGTGCGTACCGCAAAATAACCCCCTACAACCGTCACACTTAACATATTCCATAAACTTATCCATGCTGGGTCTACCTGTAGGTATCCCAGCCCATCAAAGAATGTGGTAATGATTAGAAAGCCTACTACTACAATTAGGGTTAATGGTCTTACATTCTTGCTTAACCAACTATCGGATGTCATGTCAGCTTTCCACCTACTGCTTATCTCCTGCTCAATAGAGGCTCGTATAGCCTCTTTCTCCTCAGGAGTGGATACATACCTATCCACAACATTAGAAACGGCTTCTATCGTGTCCTGTGCGCCTTTT